ACTCCATTAGACTGTAGGAAGGCAATACTCTCCTTCTCACAATCCTCAAAGCTACCCTCAAACACTACAAGTGTTATTCCAGAAGCAATAATAGTTTTAGCGCAGTTAAAGCAAGGGGGTTTAGTTACGTACAGAGAGGCACCTTCAGCACTCATAGTAGACTTAGCTACCTTAGCGATAGCGTTAATCTCAGCATGAATTACTTCTGGTTTAGTAATAAGCATACCGTTAACGGCATCCTCACAGGAGTTGTTATACCCATGAGGCGTACCGTTATAACCAGAAGAGATTACTTGATTATCCTGAACAATAACACAACCCACCTTCTCTTTATTCGCTTTACTATGGAGAGCTACAGACTTTGCAAAATTTATATAAGTTACGTTCCAGTCCAGAACTGTTTCCATGTCTCACTCCCTTGTTTCTCCGTGCCACTTCATAGGCGAACCTTTCGCTGCCCACTCATCGGCTTTGTGATTGTAATAGACAAGATAACCCTGCCTGCTTGTTTCTCTCTTACACTCATCAGGCATACACATAGGAACCGTAGTAGGTCCTACATGCGGGATACCTTCAGGAGGAACTGAGAGTAGCTCCCCCATCTTAGTTATGGTTAAGTGAGTCTTGTCATAACGCTTAGTATACACCCGACCAAGAGCCATCATGACTCTGTAGACGCGCATATAGTTATCGTTACTGGCTCGAACCCACACTGCTGTTGGATGATTAACATGAGTTTTCTTATACAGCTTGTCTTTGCGAGGGCTGTTGTAGAAATGATGGGCAGTGCTCAATAACTGAGCATACTCCAGAATCATCTTAACAACATGCTTATCACAATGAGCTTCTGCGCAGTCATCGTCATCATCATCTAAGTCAAAAAAGTTCATATCAATGAAATCCTATAGGTCTCTTCATTAGTTCTTTAAGCTCAGGGGTAGTCTCAATCTTAAGCTTAACCTCGTCTCTCAGCATTGACACTACACGATCAAAGTCGGGTAGCTCTGGCTCATAGAGTGATCTCTCCTTAACAACCTTAAAGTCACCAGTAGTTAAAAAGTCAATGTGAGGTATGCGCTTATTCCTGAATCTACTTTTGAAGAACCTCTTAAACGCCAGCTTCTGCTGTTCATGCGTTAAGAAAGAGAACTCCATCTTCAAGTAGAATCTGCGAATAACAGCAGGATCAAGAGACTTAACAAAGTTAGTAGTACAGATAACAATTCCTTCAAACTCATCAAGACTTGTAAGAAGCTGGTTAGTCATTGTTCTGCTATACTCTTTGTTAGTAGACGATCTGTTTCTTGCTAACGAATCAATCTCATCAAGAAGCAGTATACTACGACCACCTTGGCTCTCCTTAAACACCTGAGATAACTTCTTCTCACCTTCACCGATATACTTATCTTGTATATCTGCGTAAGATCGCTTAATCAACTTCAAGTCTAACTCAGCAGCCATATGCTCTGCTAACGCTGTTTTAGAAGTACCGGGGGCACCATGAAACAAACAGGTAATAGAGTTAGGTTGATCAGCCTTGGGTTTAGCAAGGATAGCTTTAACCCTGCCTATGAAGTCAGTAGCTTCAGGCTTAGTGTTAACCAGACCTTCTTCAAAAGGAATCTCATTGTTTCTGACTCCTCTCTTAGTGTTAGGGCTAACACGCAACCCCTTGCCATAGTTAATACTCTTAGGCATCTTGTGCTGTGCTTCAGCCTCCTCTTCTACAATAACTCTGACCTGAGTTAAACCTACGTATATAGAATAAACCTCATCTTTAGTTAGAGTAACAGGAGAAGCTTTAAGGCTCACCCCCGCAATCTCTTTACTTAGATTAGCCTTACACCACTCTCCCACAGCATACTCTTTTTCAGTAGTACCTCTGTCTGGTTCTTGTCCTTTACCTCCTCCTAGCATAGCAGCGAACATATGCTCGATGTCTTCATTGTTCTCTTCACCGGGAAGTGAACTAGGAACACCCTCAAGCTCTCTTTTATAAGCGGCTAACTCATGACCTAACCAATACCTGAATGCATCAGATCTCAGTGCAGGCTCAGCTAAGTTTTCGCTTATCATCACCACAATATTTTCTCTAACGTCATATCGCCCATAAGACACCTGCTGATTAGACTTTCGCTTTACCAGCCGATGTGTATCCATGCAGGCACTGTACTTACAAGGTCTCTTGACAAAGTGACACTGTAGGTTATCCCTGCTAAGAAAAGCTTTTACCTCTTGGGTGATAACGCTGAACTCTTCTTCGGAAATGTTTGTTGCTTTTTTCATACTATTCTCTCTAGATGTCTACGATAAGTTCATCCTCTGTCTCTACAACGCTAATCGAATCTTTAGCCCCAGAATAGTTAAGTCTACCTGTATGGTAGTCATAAACTGCTTTACCCGCTGGACCTGTAAGACCTGTGTATCGACACTTCAGAACTGCTAACTTTATGGTATTGCGTGTGTCTGAGGAATCAGCATTCAAGTTTCTGGCAAAAGCAAATATATCGTAAGATATCTGCTTAATAGAACCTGAACCCCTGATGTCATCAAGGCTTGCGAGTACACCATCTTCAAATGATTTACCTGACTCACCCATTTTACGAAGGTGAGACACAAGACCTAACCACACATTACGACGCTTAACCATTCGGCTAAGAGTATTCATCGCCTTATCCTGAGCTTCATTGCCCTGCAGACCATCAAAGCCCTCTGAAGTAAGAAGGGTTATGTGATCTAAGAACAAGTGTGTACAGCCAGATAATGCCATCCACTCAAGATTGTCAATGATTTCAGAGCCTAACTTGCAGTCCTCATGATTAAGGATTACAACTCTTCCGCTTCCAAATACCTTGTCAAAGCCTACTTTAAGCTCCTCCAGCGGTATCTCATCTTTTGCAGGGTTTCTGTTTATAGCTAACCCAGCAAGTCTTCGTGCTGTCTCTGCAGGGGACTCTTCAAGTGACACAATGCCAATCTTACAGTCTTCTGCGCTACTCAGCAGATGAAACATAATCTCTCTCATCATAGTAGACTTACCGGAGCCAGTGCCAGAAGTAAACAGAGTGATCTCTCCTCTGCGCATACCTTTAGACTTATCATTAAGCCCTTGAAGACAGGGTGGGTATGAGACAGACTCAATCTCTGAGTAGTTCTCAAGAGACTCCCACAGTTCTTCAACGCTTATAATAGAAGCAGGTTGCCAATCAGTAGCATCCCAGATAGCACGCATAAGAGTCTTGTAGCCATGCTTAACAAGAACATCACAGGCGTCTTTCTCTGGTAGAGTAGCAATCTTAACTTTGTCTGCGCCAATAATCTTACAGGCAACTTCTGTGGCTTTCTGTCCCTGCTCGTCTTGATCAAAACAGATAACTACTTCGTCAAATGATCTAAGGTATTTGATTTGGGCACTGAGAGCCTTCTTAGCTGAACCAGCGCCAGCAGGGATAGACACAACAGGATAGAACCTGTCATACTCCTCGAAAGAAGCTTGAGCTACTGCTAACGCATCTAACTCCCCCTCAGTGATAATAATTCTCTTCCCCGTTGCAGGGAATAACCTTTGACCGAAGAGCTCTGGGGGCGTTACCCCTGCAGGCTCTGAACGGAAGTCTTTAGGTAACTTCCGGACTTTGTAGCATACTACTTCTCCTTCTTCGTTGTGGTATGGGTACCAATGCTCAAGAATTTTTCCTCCGGGGGACTGCTCGATAGACTTAACCCCGAAGAAGGTAGCGACTTGTTTAGTGATGTGTCGCTCCCTAAATCCTCTGTCCCTTCCTTCTTTTGGCTCAACCAAATTAATTCGTTGGAAGTTGCTCTTCGCATTGTCACTCCTTGTAGTGAAATCAATAATGTTACTACCCTCCTCAGATAGCTCGCTGGGCTTGAAGTAGCTCTCACAGGAGAAACAGTAACCGTGTCCATCAGAGTAAACTTGCATTGCATCTGATGAACCACAACTTTCATTAACGCAAGTTTGGTTTCTACTCACAATGTGAGAATCTATTTCATTCACACCTTCGCCTCCTTGGGTATGCTCTTGTTAATCTTAGACAACTTATTCGGGGGAATAAACTTAATAGCAGAGATCTGACCGTTGTAATAGATACGCTTACCGTTCTCAAATCTAGCCCTGAGAACATCACGCTTTACTTGCTCTTCTACCTCAGCATAAACCAAATCACCTCTGCAGGAGTACTCACCAAGACATATAAACCTTACGTGCTTAAGGCCGTTAGTCTTGATGTGCTCCGCCAGATGTGTTGAAGAACCTGCGTAGGTTCGCCAGTTAGTTTCTTTACCGTAGTTTCTGCTACTCTTCTTTCCCGCGTGCTTGTATTGCTTTCGGCCAATATACTTCATATTGGTTTTGGTACACCATATGATGTACGTAAAGCCGAAGTAAAGATCTGGGCGCATCAACTCGTGATACTCCCAGTGTCCGTTGTCAAGTGTATTTTTATTTTTATTAGATCTTGAAACGCTCATCCTTGAATCTCCTAATGTAGATCAAGTCACCTGTTAATTGTAGTTCGGATTCCCAGTCATCTCCGTATTGGTCTCTGTAAGCTTGGATAACTGCTTTCCTGCGATTACCATAGGTAACGCCCTCAAGAAGCTTCTCTGCCCTCTTAGTGCCAATTCCGGGTAAGCCGGGGATGTTGTCTGCGCTATCACCCATAAGCAGCTGTTTGCTAAGCAAATAGTCTGCAAGGTCATCATCAACATGGCTTATTAAGCCTTTACGAATATTGAAGTGAACACCGGGAATAGTCAGCAAGTCTTTATCGATTGAGGCAATAGCATATTCTAGCTCGCTATCTATACACTCTTGAGCCCATTGTGCGAGGAGGTCATCAGCTTCTTGACCGTGGGCTTCCTCAGCATCATGGCATTGCACCATGTAGTCTCTTAATCGATTAACGAAAGCTCTATGCTCCTCATTGCCTTCCTTGTTACGGTTTCCTTTATAGTCATCAAAGAACTCATAACGAAAGTTATCATCACCTTTAACTGCAATTCGAGTATCATCTGCAAATACGCAGTCAGTGATATCTTCAATTAGGTTACCTAGCTTGACTTGTGCTTCTTCCTCTGTGTTGTCATAGGCTGCAATATAAGCAATGACATCGCCGTCTATTAAGCAAATCATTACTTAATACCGTAGGTGTTAGCTCGAGATATGATACGGTCTCGGTGCTCGGTAAAGTGCTTACTACCTTGTCGGTAGTTAATCTTATTCGCGTTAGCCTTCCAGAACAGAGTGACAACTTGTTCTACTGAATCGTAAGTCCATGTTGCGGAAGGAGTTGCGTAAGAAGTGTAGCGGTAGTATGTGTTATTCATTTTCATTTCCTTGTGTTGAGTTGTTACCAAGCATTCTCTCTTGGTAAATAAAAGTTGCAATAACTACTATATCAGGGTACTCACCTAAATAAGTACCAGCCTTTAAGCTATCTTTAGATATAAGGTGTTTGTGTTGGTGCTCTATGCTATCATAGTTCTTAAGAAGCCACCTTGCTAACGTATCAAACTCATGATCTGTTATAAAGGACTCATCAAGCATATAATAAGCGTAAGAGCACATTAAGTAGAAAGATATTGGGTTATGCTTAACAGGGCAATCAGTGGGTGTCATACCACGTATCTCCTATTTTAGCTTCACCATCCATAATGTTAACTCCAAAGACTTTAGGTGCCTCTTTGAATGCTTCAGCAGCAATCTCAGCAACACGCTTAGCGTCTTTATCTGCTACATCTAACTGAACTTCATCATGATAGAATACCAGAGGTTTAACATCAAGGTCCTCTTCTTTAAACTTAGCTGTCATGTAAGCAATTGCTGCTTTACAGGTTACAGCCTCGAAGGATTGCAGGAGGTAGTTGAGGGCTTTGTGGTTGCTGTCTGTGAAGACTTTACGACCATCTATCGCAGGGATATACCCATTCTTACCGCTGCTCCCAGAGGTCCGCTCTAGAGCACTCTGAACGCGATTGTTCAGGCTCCCAAGACCCGGAGTATTCTCAATGAAAATCTTCTTCATTTGATTACCGTACTTAGGGTCCCTCTCGCCTTTCAGTATTAGCGATAGTTTACCACCGCCACCACCGAATAGGAAAGCGTATAGGAAGGGTTTAGCTGTAGCTCTGGCACACCCAAGGATGTCAGCATTGCGCTGATGCACATCCCCGTTAATAACTTCGTTAGTGAAGTCATCATTAGCCAGATAGTGACACAGTGCTCTCATCTGATTGCCAGAAGAGTCAGCACCGACGATTACCCTACCTTTCTCTGTGATAAATAAAGAACGCATCTCCTTACCCCAACGAGCGTTAGGTGAAGGAACATTTACTATGGTCGAGTGACGCGCTCTTGCAGTTGGCGTACCGATTGTGAAGCACTCTCCATGAAGCCGATTATCAGCGTCAAGCTCGTTAAGCCAGCCCACAAGAATACTGTGGCGAGACCGAGTAGTGTAGTAAGTGTCAACCATAACACCCACTTCGCCAATGGCTTCAAGACTCTTTGAGCAAAGCTTTGGAGAGACTTTAACCAGCCCCCCGTTAGGAAGCTTTTTGTAGTTGTGCTCCAGCGGTTCCCATCCTTGTTCATACAGAAACTCCTTCACGTATTCAAGGCTACCCATCTCTGGTCTCAGAACCGCAATGCGGTTATAATCACCTGATAACACCCTGTTAGTCAAAGCAGACTCAGGGGCAATATCAAAGTAATCTGCAACGTTCTTTGGGTAGAAACCGTTCTTGTTAAGCTTAAGCTCTTTAGGCTCCTTGTCTACTCTCTTAATTTTAGTCTTAAGCATAGGTTCAATCTTTCTCTCTATGCCAGACATCTCATCTTCCATCTCAGATAAAAGAGACAGTGCGCCTTCCTTGTCAAACAACCAGCCTCTCTCAAAAGCCTTCTGGCAGAACTGAGCGGTGTCATGTTCAAACCGGAGACTCCTCTTGATTACTGGTTTCTTCTCAGATAAAGCTCTCATCTCTTTTACTAGTAGATCGTATGCTAGGTGATTAATCCTAACATCTTCCCTGCAGCGGTGTAGCATCTCTTTACTGTACTGCGACCAGTCTTCATGTTCTGGTTTAGGTACTTTAAAATACTCACCGAATTTAGCCAGAGCGTGTCTGCCTCCAAAGCGCTTATAGTTAAGGACTCTTGACATTACTAAAGTATCTACGATAGACACCTTGTCTTCAAAGTCCCAACCTTTAATCATCTTCAGGGCAGGCAAATCGTAGCCTATTATATTGTGCCCTATGATTGCATCAGCGTTAGCTAATAGCTCATAAGACTCATCAAAGTCTGGGTAGTCATCATCGTAATCAGTGAAGATGAACTCTTCGTTAGTCTCTATGTCTCTAGCGACTAAAACCCAGAGGTTAGAAAGGGAGGGCAGAAGCCCATCCCCCTCAAGATCCCAGACGTACTTAGACATCTAGGGGCAGGCTTGTGTGAATTTGCTTAGCAAACTCATAAGCGGAGTCAGCGTCATTGAAGACGTTCTTGACCGTTACCCAGTCACCGCCCTCATCGCGGCCATTGGCTTCTACCATATAGCCGTTGCTGTATCGGTAGATGTAGACTTGCTCGCTAATCTTAGCGAAGTTATTTACTGTAGACATACTATTCTCCTGTTGTCTAATCTTGAGGCATCGGAGGGAATTCTCCATTAGCCTCGGCTTCCATTATCTTTACAAGGTAGTTAGAGTACCACTGCACTTTAAGTGCTTCCTGTACCTCTAAATCCTTTTTACCCATCCTCATCATATACTTGTAGATCTGACCCTTAAGGTGTGACTTGACACCCTCAAAACCAAGGATATGACACATCAGATCCATATACTCATATCCCGGTATAACATCTTTGTAATGCGCTGGTGATGCGGCTTTCTTAGCATCTCTGATAAGATCCTTCTCACCCCACCCAGTGCCATCTCTTGCAAGCTTAGCAAGATACTCAGGTAATTCAGCGCCATCTTTGTGTTGACTCATTGGCGAATCTCCTTCTAGCTCTGTTAGATTGTAGTACTCATTCTGGTACTTGCCCATCTTTATACTCATGCTTCTCTCCGTAGTGGTGGTGGTAATGTTTCTCATAAGTAAACAAACTGAACAATCCAGTTGGTATAAACTTAATAAACTTCGCAAACACACCCACTAACTTAAACAAAAAACCAATCATTACGTACCTCATTATTATTTTTATTATTTACTTCAGTACCTCCGATTTCGAAAATAAAAGGGCTATATTGCTATAGCCCCTTGTATTCTTAAAAATCGTCATCTTCTACTGCGAATGCTTCAGACTCATCTGTTGCTGCAGTCTCTGGTTCAAGATCTACTACGTCAAACTCCAGATTACTGCCTGAGTACTCTACAAGCTTTGTGATCTGTACAGCCATCAAGTCAAATACGATACCTGACTTACCACCCATAGCCCACTCACGAGGAGACAGCTGGATGTTACCGATAGAGCCATTACCAACAATGGTAGGATCTACTGGCTGGAGCTTCCCATCAACTACTCGAGGGGGAGTCAAAGGATCACCCTTAGAGTTCTTAGCAAGCTTCTTAACGTTACAGGCAAACACTTTCTCGCCTTCGATCTCACGAACAGGAAGACCCTTATCCTTCCATGCTTTAGCTACTTTCTTATCAGCTGTCCGCATCTGAAGTTCCCAGACAAGCTTACCTGAGCTAAAGGGGTCTACAGGGTTTGCTGGATCCAGCTTAACCCAAAACAGCTCAACATTCTTAATTACGTTAGACATAATACTCTCCAATTTATTTATGATTAGGAGCAACATTAGTTACTCCCGGTTCTATATTGTCGCCCATCAGCAGAATGCATAATCTGATAGCATTATCTCTTCTGGGGTCCAATCTTTAGGTATTGGCAGGAGATCCTTGCATTGAGCTTGATCAAGGATATCTACCAACGGATTCTCACTGTATAACTGAACAAACTGCTCTCTGGTGATGATAAACAACTCCTCCATGTCTCCTGCATGACAACCAAAGCTATCATGGACAGTAGTATCATTAAAAGGGGCGCTATAGACCACCATAGTGAGATGAGCAGCGTCAAGTGAATGAGTTACATTAGGGGCGGTAGAAGATAACTGCTTCTGCTTATGCAGATCTTTTTCTTCCATAACTATAAACTGTGGTTTTATAGTCTTGCCACAAAAGTTAAACTCGGCTCGCTTAACACGAGGTTTACGGTAGTTCTGTACTACAGGGAAGTTAGTGTAAGGTGTGTTATACCTCAGAAACTCTTCCCTATCATTACATCTTTCTGCTAGGTTACGAAACATTCTAAGCATATTGGCAGGCCCATCTAAGTGCTCATAACACGTATCATAGACTAACGCACCAAACCAGAAGTGCCATCCTCCGGGGATCCATCGAGCACCCTCAAAGATATCTGGTATGTCATCCTTAGCTTGTTGACCCATGCCGCCTTTAGTAGCACCGTAGCCAATAGTCATAACATTTCTCTTAACCATCTTACGTTGAATCTTCGGATCATCCTTGAATTGATTCCACCACAGGGGTGCGTAAGCTGCCAGATCTTTAGAGTCTCCTATGCTATCCTTGAGATCACTAAGCTTCTGATGAGCATCCTTCTTCTCAGCCTTAGAGCCCGAGAAATAGACTTCCTGAGTAGCCTCAAAGAAATCTTTACTGACCTTCTCATAACTGCTCTTAACGTCCTCAGATACAGACTGCGCCATTACTTCAATCTTTTCCCACACCTTCTCTGCAACATGCATGTAGATGTCTCCGGGGATGGAGTTATCATCTTCGGTGGCTACAAGATTAACGTAAGGAGCTACTTCATTGTCTCTGGACATTGCTACAAGATGCTGAATGCCGTTGTTGCTACCGTCAATATAGCATATGAGGTTAGAAGGGAATGACTCATAATCATAACCATTCTCAGACCAGTTTGCTATCTTGTGTAACTCTAGGCAGCACATAAGGAAAGACCATGGCTTGTCTGCTTCTATCCACCCTCTATCACCCATAGGATCTACCGCATATCCTATAAACTTCTCAAGGTTTTCATCAACAAACTCTACTCTGTCATTGAGGGATATCTTGTCGTTGCCATACATATTAGCAGCGTAGATCATAAGCCATTGTAAACCGAATTGACCCAGAGGGGTACTGTCAGTATACTGTAGTAAGGCTTTGGCTTGATCAGAAGCTTGCTCCTCAAGGAACACAGTAGTGTTGTAGATACGACCACGAAAGTCACAGTTGTAGGTGTGATAGATTGGTTCATCAATAAGTCTGTCAACCATCATCTCAATAGTATCTGCTTCGATAATATAAGACACTGCCCTCTGCTTGTTCTTTTCACCAACAAACTTGAATGGGCTTGGCTTCTTCAGATGCTTGTTCTTAGCTTCCGCTCTGAGACTCTTCCACACCTTGTAAAGGTCTTGGTTGATTCTATACTCAGTTCTTTGAAGCTTATTAACAGCATCCAGAAGAATTGGATGACTCTCCTGACTTATAGACCCTAGAGCATTACGATGAGCATCTCTGATGAAGGAGACCCCTTTAGAGTTGTAGGCAGAAGTCCAATCTTCATTCTTCTCTGGCCACCCATCAAAAGGAAGCTTCTCATCATCCGCAGTAAGCTCATCTTTCAGCTTTCGCCACCTTGACCAATCATTGACTTGCAGGTAATACGTTGAGTGCCTTGCAGATAAACTGTTAGACTCATACCAACGGAGTACCCCCTCTTCTATAAAGGCCTCAAGCATCATTAAGCCAGCGCCTAGAGAGAACTCTGTTTTGTCTTCCAGCATGTAATGCTTTCTTACAGAGTTACCTAAGCGGATAGCTGCAGATACTAGAGTGTCTTTACGCTCTATGACAAGGAACAAGACCGGAATAGAGAGTTTAGTAAACACCTCGGGGTCTACCTTCCTCTCCACAAGCCACTTGCGGTTA